ATATATAAAAGAGAGAGGCAGCGTGTGTGTTATTGATAGGACGCTGAGTGGACGCTGAGTGGACGCTGAGTGTTATTGAGTGGACGCTGAGTGGACGCTGAGTGGACGCTGAGTGGACGCTGAGTGGACGCTGAGTGTTCAATAGATGAAAACACAAAAGCGCGTCATTTGCCTCAAACGGACAAACGAACACAAACACACGCAACACACTCGAAACACACTCATTGATACACAAAAGGCATTTGATATCCGTTGACGTGCTAGGAAAACAAAGGGCACACCCCCGTGCGTTGACAAATAGCGGACAAATCACACAATATCGGGGGCCTGGCGGGGGAAACTCAGCGCCGCTCATATACGTATACCCTGTCACATTTTTTTACCAAAACAACAGGGGACACTCAGGGGACACCTATAGAACACTCATGGGCGCGGCAGTGACCGCTATAGACCCCTCTGAGATCCCCTACAAGGGCTTCTAGGCATCCATACATGTAAAGACCCTCAGAGGCACACACAAAGGCTCTCTGAGGGTCACACACACACGTAGCGATTAAGCTACAACACACACACACGTGTTACACACACAAAAGTTATTCTTCAAAGTCTTCTTCAAAGTAGTCATCGTCATCATCATCACTTACATCAGACCACTCAAAGGCATCTTCGGGGTTCTGGTAGGTGTTCATGACAGCGTCGTGGTACTTACAAGCTTCGTTAAGGAGACCCATGGTAGCGAACGGGTCGCTGTTAACAAACTCAAAGGAGTGCCGAGCGTCATCAGGTTGGACTATTATAACATAGTTCCTGTAGTGCTCCCCTAGGAGGGCTTGGGCGTGTTCGAGAGGTGTCATTTGGATTTCTTAGTAGTAGGCTTCTTTGACCAGTCAATCTTATCGTAGTTCTTACGCTGCTTGGCTGGGTTGTGACCTTTTCTTGGTTGATGACCTTTACCCATAATTAAATATACTGGTTGGTAGTTAATACCTGTCAACACTTTTACCTATTTTAAAGTACACTCTTATTCCAACATAAGGGAAACTTTAAGGGAGGACTTATTACCAGTAACCTATTAACACTCTTTTTCAAAGGAACACTAATAGTAAGGATCTTATAGATATAATTTTAAGGAGAGTGTTCCCTACCTGTCAAGGTTATTAACTCTAATTTTCATTTATTTTGAGAACACCTCCCTTCTACCTATACTGTAGTTTCAATAATAAGTGTTGATTATCAATGACTTAGGAAACCACTACGAGCCTTCTATCTTTTGTTCCCTCTTATGGGTGTTGTTCCTATTGACAACTACCTCTCTGGTAACAGGATAGGAGTTATGGTCACACAAACCACATTAAATCTTGTTACAAAACTACCATTGTCTGAGGCTCCTCGTAGGGGTAAGCGTTTAAACCAGAAACTCCTCCAAGTGGCTGGGGAGTTTGCTCACTGTGCTCCTCATCCAACTTATGAAGGGTTGTTCTACTATTGTACAATGAGGGGTGAACAGTGGTGGGCTACGGAAGAACGCTGGAAGGACAAAGGACTCTCAACACCCACGGAAGTTCACGAAAAGCAACGGAAAGCTCGTGAGTATAACTTAAATAAGCCTGATAATGAGCCGCCCTTGTATGAAGATGGGATAGCGGTGGGAAAGGTTAATCAACAAGCCATTAAAGTTGCTTGGAGACCTACGAATGGAGATATACATCCTAATTACCCTAATTGGCGCTATTTTAGCAGACAGAGGGACGGATCACAATGGTGGCTTACTCTGGAAGCTTTTAATAAGAAAAAAGAGCAAGATAAAGCACGCAAGAAAACACCCGAAGGACGCGCCGCTGCTGCAATGCGCCGAGCACTCAGACGACTTTCCATAAACTACAAATTCAAACTAACCGAGGAACAATTTGATGATCTCGTAGACGTCTACTTGGATTGTTTTGCAATCAACGATGCCGCTGTAGGAGCTGGTATGTATGGAAGAGGATTCAACGGTCGATCGAGATACGCCTTCGCTGTAGATCACATTCAGCCACTCATCAACAAATCCCTATGCGGTCTCCACGCCCCTTGGAACGTCCAGATAATGGAAGCGGGAGAGAATATGAGCAAGTCTAATAAGATCTTCGAGGAATACGAAAAGGCTCTTGCGGAATTACCAAGTTAGTGCTGAGGCTCCACCTTTGTTCTTAAAGTAAGCGTCAGTAAACGCCTCTAGCTGTTTGTCGAGCATCTCTACTTTCCTCTCAGCCATCTTAATTTCCGCATCTTGAGCCATTTGCTCCGTCCAGTAAGCCACAGCGATAGATAAAGCATCCAAGCGGTCATCGTGAGTGATAGCTCCTCGGTCTCTAGTAAGGCGAGACATCTGGTAGAACAGAGAGTACTTCAACTGACTCTCATGGGGATACTTCTGGATAGTCTGGAAGTCATCCTTAATAACATCGGGATCCACCACGAGCCTGTGACCCGCCATTACAGGTTCTAGAGTATCAATGATACGTTTCTCCTTCTGCGTACTGTGTCTGACCTCCTCGATGCTCACAGGGTAGATACGGTTCAACACAGGCTTAATAAGCTCGTTGAACATACCGTCACCAAAGTTGGTTTCGGTAACGATGTAGTTCACCTTGTGTTCCTTAGCCATCTCAGCGAGTTGCACTAGGGTATCCTCAGAGTAACCCCCAGACAAACCACCAGCAGCAGGCACATACAGAGTACCGTTGAGCATCTTGCAAACCGCATAACCAGTCTCGTCTTTACCTCGACCAGCAGGGTCAATAGCAAGCACACTACCAGTGTACGGAACCATCTCTCCTAGGGTTTTAAAAGGTCGGTAGTACCGCTCACCAGCGAACGCCACATTAGGAACACTAGAGTCCCACTCAAGCTGAGGGTCTCTTGCCCACACGTAACGCTCAGGGGCAACCTCGTTGTCTATACTTGTTACAATCAGGTCACTGATCTTCAGAGGGAACTTCTCAACGTCAGACAACTTACTATCCAGCATGAACTGCATGGTATAGCCAGCAGATCCATAACTGATCTTACGTTCTGCTAGGTCTACGTCGGAGAACCGCAAAGGCTCTGTAGATCTGTTCTCTTGTTCAGCGTCCACACAGATGTTTGCTACGTTGCCGTCATAGATCTTCTCGTTGTGGCTCTGAGTAATGTGCGTAGCTGGCCAGATCTGACTCTTGTAGCCACGCTCTTGGAGCTTCGTGTAGATACTATCAAAGGTCTGGGGTGTTCCAAGGAACAACACTTTGGACGTGTCATCGGGCTTCAGGATAGCGTCAAATTCTTTTACCTGTTCGCTAAGCTTCTCCCGCATGAGCATCGTAGCACTGTTATTGGCTACCTCAATATCGTCCGCGATGATGATGTCAGCACGGCTACCTGTAAGCTGCGAGGAGATACCTAGAGACTTCACTGAGGGAGCGTGAGATGCAGGGGCAGGGCCAACGTCAAAGGAGATCTTAGACTGCCTCTGGTTGTCCTTGGGGCGCAAGTGGTGAAGTATCTCCATCTCGTTAATAAGACGAAGTGTGAAAGTACTAAAGTCATCACTACGGGTCTTACTAGCAGACACCACAAGGATGTTTAGTGAGGGATCTAAGAGTAACTGGTGAACCACATAAGCGGAACAAATCCAGCTCTTACCACAGCCACGGAACGCTTGCACAATGGCACGCCTATCACCGTTTTGCATGTAGTCCGCTATGTTGTATTGAAGCGGAGTAGGATCAGGCAGGTTCAATTGCTTCCAACAAAGATATAGGAAGTTCTTAAAATCTCGTAGCTGTGGGGGTACTTCCATATAGGTTACTTGTTGTTACCTCGATTAGTCTTCTTTGACTGAATCCGTAGGTTGCTCGACGAGTTGTTCTTTGGGTTTCTATCTTTGTGGTCAATGTCCTTTCCCGCAAGCTTAGAAGCACCGTGTTTCTTGACCATTAGACGCCTTGCGGCTTTCCTAGAGTCATTCCTGCGACGTTGTTCTGGTTGCTTGTGGTAGTTCTCGTATTCCTTTTTGTAATCTCTAGCCATAATATTAAGGGGCGTCTGTGACGATATTCGCAGCCGTCATGTTATACATAACAAAGTGAGCACTTCCCACGTTGTCTTGAATTGTTGAATAGGTGTCTCCGTC